CAAGCGCGAATGTTGGCAAGCGATGATTTGAAGGCCACCACTGGGATTTACGATGCAGCATTAGGCAATAAGTCTAACGAAACTTCCGGCGTTGCCATTCAGCGCAGAAGTGCGCAGGGGCAAACTGCTAATTTCCATTTGATCGATAACTTGACCAGGTCCATTAAACACACGGGCCGAATAATTAACACTTGGATTCCAACATACTACGACGGTCCAAGAGTCGGGCGAATTATCGGCGAAGAGGGCGACGAGCAAGTCGTCCGGTTGAACGAAGAGTTCCGCCATAAGGGCGAGATGAAAACTTTCCGCATGAACGTCGGCAAGTACGACGTGGCCGTTGAAACAGGGCCAAGCTTCGCGACTAAGCGCCAAGAGGCAGCCGCTGCAATGCTTGATTTAACAAAAGCCTATCCTAATTTGTTCCCAATCATTGGCGATTTAATGGTCAAGAGTTTAGATATTCCAGGAGCTTCAGAAATGGCGGAGCGTTTGAAGCGCGTTGCCCCCCCTGGCGTGATTGAAAACAAAGATGAAAAGCAGATCCCACCAGAAGTGCAAGCACAGATGCAGCAACAACAACAGTTGATCGACCAATTGACTAAGCAATTAAACGAATCCCACGACGAAATTGACCAGACAAAACGTGAGATCGAATCAAAAGAACGTATCGAATTTTCTAAAATGCAGGTGGACTTGCAAAAGAAACTGGCTGACTTAGAGCAAAAAGATTCAGCCATTATGCTCAACTCTCAGCTTGCGCAAATTCAACGAACACAAGAAGGGCAATCAAACGAGCTACGCGCTCAAATTGCGGATCTTGAAGACCGATTAAACCTAGTCGGCATAAATCAACCTATCGAAGATTCAAATTTTGAAAATAATGAAGCGGCGCTTGGCGGGCCAATGCCTGCCTCTGAGCCAATGGATCAACAGCCTACTGGCGGGTTATCACCAGGTAATAACATGGGAGTGTAAGCGCATGAATAAAGCTTCACAAGAAGCTACCGAGACAAAAACGCTATTAATGTCAGACGATAATATCAGCCAAGCTGATTATGAAAGTTTGAGGAATGGCAAAACAGTTGAGGTGGATAAATCCGCGCCGGAGGTCGAAAAACCTACTGGTGAAACAGATGATGACTCGGAAGCATCAAAACTAGACGCAAAAGACACTGGCGATGATGAGGAATTTGACGGCGATGAGCCCGACGACGAAGCTTCAGCGGACCCAGTAAAGCCAAAGAAAAAAAGCGGCACACAAAGACGGATCGAAAAGCTAGTTAAACAGAGGGCAGCGGCAGAATCAGAGCGGGAATATTGGCGTCAAGAGGCGTTAAGAGCCCAAGCTGGTAATCAGCCACCAGTACCGGAGGCCAAAGTTATGGCTGAAGGTCGACCCACTGCAAATGACTTTGAAACTCACGAGGATTACATAGTAGCCCTTGCCGAGTGGAAAGCTGACGAGAAAATCAGTGCGGCAAGAGCATCAGATCGACAAGAACAATTAAAAACCGAAAACGATTATAAAACCACTGCGTTCAAAGAAAAGGTTAAGGAGTTTAGAAAAACTCGTGACGATTTCGAAGACGTAATCGCTGATGTGGATGACATTGCAATGCCATTAGCAGTCAGCCAGGCGGTGTTAGAATCCGACAACGGTCCTGAATTAATGTACGAGTTGGCAAAAGACCGCGAAGAGTATGAGCGTATCTGCTCACTTCCGTCTCTCGCCGCTGCTCGTGCTATTGGTCGATTCGAGGCTAAGCTGTCTTTTGCTACAGAAGAAAAAATTATTGCAACAAAGCAAAAGCAAACAACAAAAGCACCTGCACCAGCTAGGCCAATCTCGGCTTCAACGGCTAACGGTAAAAAAACGATCAGGGATGATAATATTTCCCAGGCCGAATACGAAAGCCTAAGAAACGAGCAAGACCGGCGGCGTCGCGGTGTTTAACCATAAAGGAATATTAAAATGAGTAATACTTTACTAAGCATTTCAATGATTACGAAAGAATCAATGAGACAGCTTAAAAATTCACTTCAATTCGCAAAAGGTACGCATAAAGACGTTAGCGAAGAGTTCGCACAAAAGGGCGCAAAAATCGGTAGCATAATAAATATTCGCAAACCTGTGCGATACCAAGCAATCGCTGGCGCTGCATTATCTTTGCAAGATACTGATGACCAGACCGTGGCTTTGGCTGTTGACCAGCGGTTCCACGTAGCGTTTCAGTTTTCAACTCAAGAGCTAGCACTTAGCATCGACGAGTTTAACGAGCGTTACATTAAACCAGCTCTAACACCACTGGCTAACCAGATAGATTATTCTGGATTACTGGCGGCAAAGAGTACGATTCATAATTTTTCTGGCGTGATCGGTGTTCAACCAACAAGTGAGGCCACGGCCTTGGACGCAGCTTTACAAGCTGGCGCAATGTTGGACGAAAACGGTTGCCCTCACGATGACGAGCGGTCATTGATTCTTAGCCCCGCTTCACAAGCTGCCTACGTAAAACATTTGTCAGGTTTGTTCAACTCACAAGCTGAATTATCTGCACAATATGTTAAGGGCCGCATGGGTAGAGCACTTGGTTTCAAGTGGTTAATGGGCCAAAACGTACCTGCTCACACAGTTGGCGCTCACACTGGAACACCAGCCGTTGACACGACAGTTACAGTTAACGGAACCGCAACGCTTCACCTTGACGGAACACTAGGCACCGTTACTGGATGGGCAAAAGCTGGCGATTCAATCGAAATCGCAAATGTTTATGCAGTTAATCCAGTGACAAAAGAGTCAACAGGTCGATTGATGAAATTTGTTGTAACGGCTGACACGGCGTCTGCTGCTAACGAAATCGCTGCGCTTCCGATTAGCCCTGCAATTTATTTGACAGGTCCCTACAAGAACGTAAGCCGCGCGCCAACTGATGCTGACTTAGTCACCATTTTTGGACACGCGTCTACTTACTCTGGCGACATTGGCGTTTCAAACTTGGCCTACCACAGAGATGCATTCGGTCTAGGTATGGTTAAACTACCCGTACCGGGCGGCGTCGATATGGCGAAATCTATTTCTGATGACGGTTTGTCATTTAGAATTATTCGTCAATATGACATTAACAACGACGTTATGCCTTGTCGTATTGATGCTCTGTGGGGATGGAAAGCAATTTACCCAGAACTAGCAGTAAAAGTTTTAGGTTAATTAAAGCAAAAATAAAAATGCTGGTGGCAATGGGTGCCGCCAGCATTCTTGAAATTAAATAAATTTTAACCAGGAGACAAGCAATGCAATCAGATTCAAGTGCACCAATTAAAGAAGGTTTCTATGGAACCACCAAAGTCGTTCAACCGGCCGCTCTAACCGCGCAGTTGGTAACAATTACGCACACTGAGCCAGCATCGGAAGATTACGCCTTCGGCGTCGTAACAACAACAAGCGGCGCAGGGTTTTCGTCAATAAACGAAGCTAACTCACTTTTAAAGGTAGTTGCCAATTTACAGGTTAGATTACAGCAGATCGAAAATGTTCTAGAAAATAACGGCCTAGTTATTTCTAACTAATAAGGAATTATTATTTTGAAAATCTCGGTCAGCATTCCAGTCTACGACGGCAAATTGCAGATGCAATCAGTAGCCTGTCTGCTGACCGAGACTTCTGTTGCTCATGCGGCAGGTGTTGAGTTAATAGTTAATTTTATGCCGTCTTGTACTAATTTAGCCTTGGGGCGCAATCAACTTGTGAAAGAGTTCCTTGCGTCTGACTCTGATAAGTTAGTTTTCTTGGACGCCGACGTTACTTTTGAGCCTGGCGCAATAGTAAGACTGGTCACTCACGATGTTGATTTTGTCGGCTGTGCTTATCGGCTGAAGACAAACGAAGAGCGTTATCCGATCCATCTTTTATCAGAAGAAAAAGCATTCGGCCCTAACGGTTTAGTTGAGGTCGCCATGGTGCCGACTGGTTTCCTGGCGCTTTCAAGATCAGTTTTTGAAAAGTTTGAAACCGCCCATCCGGGGCGACATTATGTAATCGACGGTAAGAAATCTTATTGCTACTTCCAGATCCCTTACCGAGACGGTGCGCTCTACACAGAGGACGCCTATTTCTGCAAAGAATGGCGAGACCTCGGCGGCCTAATTTATCTAGATCCGATCCCGACGCTAACGCATTGGCAATTTAACACACCTTTTAGGGGTAACTTTAATGCGTGGATGCAAAAAAGAATTAACGCAGAGGTGCTACAGTGACAGCTAGGGAAATGATTGCAAGTTCACTGCGCTTAATCGGAGTCTTGGCTAGCGGCGAAACAGCCAGTGCAAACGACACGAACGACGCGCTCTCATCTTTGAATCAAATGTTGTCAAGTTGGTCCAACGAAAATTTAATAGTTCACCAGAAGACCAGAGATGAGCTGACACTCACTGCTAACGATGGCTCTTATCTGTGGGGCGCCACTGCTGGTGCAGGTAATCTAGCGACGGCAAGACCGATTGAAGTGTTGACGGCATCGCTGGAACTGCAAGGTGCAAGCCCGCATGAGATTCCGCTGAAAATTCTGACGCAAAAAGAGTACGCTTTAATTTCTTTAAAAGAAACGACCAGCACTTTCCCACAGGCCGTATTTTTTGATGGGGCTTATCCTAACCTGGGTTTTCAGGTGTGGCCTGTTCCTGCTGCTGCGGAGCACATTGTGTTCTGGTCATTAAAGCCTCTTTCAATATTAGCCCTTGGAACTGAAATTTCTTACCCTCCAGGATACGAAAAAGCGATTAGATTTAATTTAGCAATCGACTTAGCTCCTGAATATGGCCGCCAAGTCGATGGGCTAATCATGCAACAAGCAATGGAATCCAAAGCGGAAATCAAGCGCAAGAATTTACAAACGCCAAAGCTAAAGATAAACGTGCCGATCACAGGTGGCAGAAATTCTTTTGATTACAGGACGGGCGAATGAGGTTCCCAGGATTCATAGGGCCAACTTACAATCTTGACTCGCGATCAATCGATGCGCAGCGTTGTGTGAACTGGTATCCCAGGCGAACAGAGAGCGGGTCTGGTAAGGAGGGCGAAATGATGGCTCTCATTGATCGACCTGGCTACAGCCAACTTGTGACGGTGGGTTCTGGGCTGCC